CCATTTTCAGAGTACCAAAATCAGTTACAAATACGTTAATTGACCCCAACGCGGTAGCGTTTTCAGAGCTTTTTCCTTGGTCAGACATCAATGTTGCTACGCGAGCAGATGACGTAAATAGATATTCAGAGATCTTACGAATGATCTTAGGCACAGTCATCAAGACAGTAGGATCACCCCCCTCTTGATAAATACTTTCAACAGTATCGCGAATATATGCTTCAGTTAAGCCAATGCCGTCCGCAGAAGCAGCAGGAGCAGTAGTTAGCCCAGTAGCAGGATTATACCCCACTGGGGCATTTAGGTTTATCGTAGAAGTAGACAACCATGTAGGTAGCCCGCCGACCTTCCCAGCAGCAGCACCAGTATCCGCAAAAGAAGCTTGATTCAGCAATGAGATAGATTCTACATCACGTCTCAGCTCTTGCTGTCTACGCATCAGCTGATAAGATAGCTCTTTAGCACGGCCAATAGTATCAGAAGAATCTGCACGATAAGATACACGTACCACCTTATCAGAGATCTGGTGATGGTTACCTACTCTTTCGCCTACTTTGGTATTGTTGCCAGTAGCATCGTCACCGTCAATAACAGCGTTAGTAGGATCAGGAGCAGCCAGTTCATCAGTGGTCCATTCTTTGTATTCTTGCTTGGCAGAACCTGAGCCAATTAAATCAGTAAAAGGAAGAGGGATTTTAGAAATATCCCAGATTTTATTCATTACATCTTCGCGGATCAATCCACCGAAGTCTACGCCTTTGAGATCTGCGCTATCTAAGTTTGCAGCTGACATCAGCCACCTCCTAATAATTCTGCTACCGCATCCACCTGCGCTCTTCTTTTATCAGAGCCACTGGAGTTTTTGGCAACTTTGGTTAATTTATCTAATTTGGACACTTTCTTCTTATTAGAGATAGTACCCTTTGATTTTGTGAACTTAGGCAAAGGTTTCGCCATTTTCTGTGCAGTAGCTTTCTTTCCGTCACGGTAACGCATTGCATCTTTGATTATCTCGATGGTGCGTGAATCCTTAACTTCATTAAATTCTGCTTCACTAAAGCCATATTGACTTTGTAAAAAATTGCTCATGCTGGTAGATGCTTTGGAAGCCACTTCCCGATCAGCCCATGCAGGGTTATTAACGATCATCTTATCAATCTCATCAGCTAAAAACTTCTGAGTAACTTGATTCATTTGATCTTGCTTCTGTTTCTGCTCAGTTGACTGCTCAGTATCAATACGACCATATATGTCCCGCAGTTCTGTATCTCGGGCTTTATAGTCTTGCATACTTGCAGCATACTCAGCAGGGTCAGAAACTCTCAATGTTTCCCAATTAATGCCCTGGAACTCTTCCATCAATTTGTTATGAGCGTACTCAGTTAACTTCTTGACTTGATCGAGCTTGCCAGAGTAATCATTGACTACCTGTTGCTTCTCTATTTCAAAAGTCTTCTTCTCTTCAGCTAAAGCTTTCGAAGTGTTCGTATTATGTTTATTTGACTGAAATCCTGCTATCAGGGTATTCATATCGACTGTACTTGTTTCCCCGTTAACTTTTACATTAACTCCCTTAAAGTCACCAGAATCATCTAAAACGATGTTTCTATCTTCAACTCCAAGGACTCCGGCCCAGGTAGCACCATCTTCTGATTCTGCCTCTTCTGTTCCTTCTTCTTCTGTTTCCTGTTCAGTCTCTTCTTCATTAGATTCACTTTCCTCATTATCATCGGTGGACTCACTGGTTTGTTCGTCTTTTTGATCTTCGGTTGTTTCCTCTTCGCCTCCAGTTAACATGTCGGCAATTGCATCAGCAGCTTCATCTACGTTCGCCACTGCATCGGTGGTAGAATTAGTATTTTCGCTCATTTCTGTTCCTTAAACTCATTTTCATAATCTAAAGATGAACTAGCCATCTTCCCAGTATCAATGTCTGATTGTACCGCAGTAGCCAGATCTTCTATAGCCATGCTCATGTACTTCAGCTTCATTAATTCTTCTGCATTGGGTTCGCAGTTGTTAAATGCTGTCTGCATCTGTTCTCTGCGAACTTCAATAAAATCTTTTAAATAGAGGTTGTTTGCACTTTCAGCATTTGCGCCAAACTCTACTTCATATTCAAGTTGTACCTGTTGTTCCGGAGTCATTGTCATCCTCTTCTAATTGATCAATCAATTCAGCATCAGCCCGAAGGTTATCTTGCTGATCTTGATTGTACTTGAGTTCCAGCTCAGTCATCTTCAAGTTTTTGTTAGTATCTAATTGATCATACTTGAATTGCAACTCTTCTCCTTTTCCAGCTGTATTAAGCGTCAATTCAGCTTCTTCTAGTTGGCTACTAAGAACAGATATTTCTGCATCTGACATTTGCTTCTGCATTGTTAGCTGATTCTTAACAGTTTCTATTTGAGCCTTAAGTTGAACATTAGTAGTCTGAGCCTTGGCTTTCTCCATCTCTGCCTGAGCTAGACCCATTTGAGATTGCGCCATCATCATCTGCATCTCATCATTTTTCTTCTTCTCTTCAGCCTCTTTCTTGCCTATCTCTTCAGCTTTCTGCTGGCCTTTCGGCGAGCTAGGATCAATAAAATATTGATTTGCACCATTGAGGCCAGATAACTTACAGAATTGGTCAATGATATTGAATGAGCCTTGCATATCCACCAAAGGTTGCGATGGCATCTGGTGTATTCTTTCTTGGTAAGCGCCAAGCTCGCGAAGCGCAGCGATTTGGTCATTATGATCTCCTGTTCCTGCACCTACTCGAACAGTGCAATTAGTTCTATTTTGCCAAGTCTTTGGATTAATCTTTACCCATTTACCTCTGAACCTAAAATCTACTATTGCATCCTGATGGTAGGTACATAAGTCTCTAACTTTACGCATAAGAGGCTTTACGCCCGTTTCTGCTATTACTCTTATTATAAGGCCTACTAGCTCTTGCTTAGCGTTCATCAGCTCCTGCAAGCCCTGAGAGCCTACTCTATCCCCTATATCCTGCGGCGCAGTTCCGCCTTCCGCAGATACGCCAGTCCTCCCAGCAGCTACCTTATCAAGGTAGTTCATCATAGTATAAGCACTATCACCTATCTGAGGGGTAATAAGAGGATTGATAGCCCCCAGACGTTTAACACGGACAATACCACCACTGCGATTAACCATAAGGTCATCGAGATTGACCTGCCCCTCAACAACTTCGACTCGCTGGTTATTCTGTAGATATAGATTATCAAACATGTTTCGCCAGAGAGCCGTCTTCTGTTCTTGAATCTCGCGAAGCCTATCATATATTGATAATCCTTGAAACTTATGACTCATTAGGATAGCTGTAGTAGTTACCCATGGCATCATATTGATTTTCTCCTTATGGAGAACGTGAGTAGGAGTATCGCCACCCGCAACAAGTATCTTCCAAAGGGATGCAATGCCATCACCTTCGAGGTCAATTAGCATGTTACATTCGGCGACCTCCTTTAAATTCATAGAAGGATCTTCGGTATAATCACCGTAAAATACTGTTTCCCCTTGTAGTTGGAAACGATATTCTCTATCTGTATAGGAGTTATCCTCTGGCATTTCCTCTAACATCTCTTGAGAAACTCCATATTCTCTAAGCTCAGTGTTAGTGGCCTGGAAAACATGAGCAGTGAAGCGACACTTTTCAAGAGAAATGGAGTTATGATCAGAGGTGTATCTAAATTCTTCTTGGGGAACAGCAACAATTACTACTTTGCCATTCTGATTTGTATATTTTACCTTAATATCATGCAAAGGTGGAGGAGGTTGAGGAGGTTGCATAGCCTCTGGAGGCATCTGTTGCATCAACTCTCGCTGTTTCTCAGGAGGCATTTGTTGGAATTGATCAAATTTTTTCTTGAACTCGTCCATTGCCTGCTTGAAATCAATCATCGCAAGCGTGTCTTCTCCCGCAGAATGGGATAGCACCTCTACATTAGGCTGAGAAACAATGGCATTAAACTCGTCATCAGTAATACCAGTGTAATCATTAGTAAATTCCGTAACTTCACTCTCATAAAATACCTTTAAGATGCCATTTCTTTGCATGAGGGCATCTTTGATCATAGTATGGAGTAGTATGAAGCCCTCATTTTGCTTCATTATCACTTCATAAACATACTCTGATTCGATCTCAGCTTGCTCTTCATCCCCTTCGTGAACAGGATCAAAGACTACAACCTCATTATTCATGGTAAAAGCACGCATGATTTGAGGCATAATCCATTCAATAGCATCTGCTACATCTGTGGAAGTTACCTGAGACTTACCTTCAACTTCCTTACCATTAGGATTTCCCAGGTAAGCATCGAGTGAAGTCTGTAGATCTGGCCATCCATCTTGCCCAGTTCCCTGAGTAAGTGATAGCTCTGAGCCTACAATAGCAAGGATGTCTTCTTCTTTAATCATGTAAGTGACCTATCAATATAATCATCTTGGGAGAAATCTTTATCAAATCCGCCAATAACAGCTGAATCTCCAATTGCGCCTAGTGCCAAGTACTGTACTCCATCAGAAATATGGGAATATTTATTTTTGTCTGGCTTATCCATAAACTTATCCTCTCCAGTTACTTGCATACGCTTATACTTGTAGCCACCCGCAAAAGCTTTACGGGTCATTTTTGCTTTGCCGCAGACTCTAAAAGCAGGTTTCGATGTGAAATCGAGCATTGATAGCCGTTCGGCCACAACTTCACGTCGGATAATTGGGTCATTGGTATACGTTGGTATCGCGCCCAGTCCGGCCTTTTGGAGAATTTGGAAAGGTGTAACTTCGTCGGTTTGTGCACGTTGATCTCCTGCTGGATCAGCGAATATTTCTAATTCACCAGTTGCTTTTCCATTAATATACGTTGGATATGATCTTGCAATATATTCTCTGAGGAGCTTACCAAAGCGTACTGCTCCCATGTCAAATGTAACCAATTCATCGAAGAGGACGAGACAGCCCGAAGGGGTAACTTGTCCAATTGATGCTGCTGGGGTAAGTCCAAAATCTATACCTATATAAAGTGGGAGCGAATCATTAACGATATATGGATCTTCTGTATAGTGAATATCATCATTATATTCAGGGTATACAGGTTTACCATCACTCACGAATCCATACTGCCCATGGACATATACATTTATCCACTCCTGATCTTTTCCTGCTTCAATATTATCATAATAAAGTGCTGGCAGGTTCTCTATATTCTCAGCTTCGGAGGATGTCCCTGAAGGTTGATGGAATATAGCATGGTTATGAGGGAGTTCTTCCTCAAATAATTTGTAGTACCAATGGTCAGAATCTGGCGGATTCGTATCCATAATCAATCCGTGCCAGGTTGGCCCTCCATCTTTTTTAGATGGATAGCGTCCTAGTCTGCCAATTCCCATATCTACAATCTGTTTAGGGATCTCTCTGGCCTCGTTTATCCACATTCCGGTCATTTCTAAGGATAGTAACTTCTTAACATCCTTAGGTTTGTCTAGTGCTCTGAACAAAAACTCTATATGAATCTTAGTTCCATCTCCTGACGGGTGATAATCATCTATAGTGAACTTCATATTCTGTACAGAATAGTGTCCAATATCTCTGGGGAACCAATCTTCAAAGGTCTCCTGAGTTGTATCAATCAACTCGCGATAGGTGTTCCGCACGATTACCCAGCGTGTCTTACGTATTCCTGCGCTGTTTGGTAACTGTTCAAGGGATTTCATCCACATTTCCCAACAACATGCAACTGATTTGCCAGATCCTATGGGTCCGACAATGGTACGAACGAACTTATCACTACGATGGAACCTGGTGAGTGTAGGATGTGCAACGTAATTTACGTTGATCGTACCATCTTCGTCAGCTTCTAAATCATGTATACTCATTTAAAATATATGGCTATCAGCGCAAAGGCTAAAATGGATAATGCAAATACTAGCATTGATATAGCAACTTCTATCCATGTGCCCTTAATATTCATAGTATCAATTATCAATTAATCTTGCATAGTAACATTAAAGGAGAACTTTCCAGTGCCTCCAGCCTCATCAGAGTCTAATGGCCACTTATCTCCGAAGTGTCTAAGGTAAGCTAGGCAAGCGGTAGTACCTGTTTTATTGTCATTTTGCCTCGAAAATAGGTTGTTAATCGTAGTAATTTTGGCAACTGACCTACCTCTTTTGAATGCTATATAGAACCATTTAAGGTCCCGAACGGACAAATCTCCTAGGGCATCAATAGTTAGACCGTAGAATTCTAA